CATCCCCATTGCCCGTGCGGCGATTGCAGCCTTCTTGGCAGAATCGCCAAAGGTCTTTTCCAGCTCGGTGGCCAGCTTCGGCAGCATGTCTTCTGCCAAAACCTTACCGGACTCAAGCGCCTTGTCCAGTTCGGCAGTAGTCATCCCCATTGCCCGTGCGACGATCTGGAATGCACCAGGCAAGCGCTCGCCCAGTTGGCCGCGCAGCTCTTCTGCCTGCACCTTCCCCTTGCTGACCATCTGCTGCAGCGCATTCAATGCGCCGGAGGTTTCGTCGGCAGATAGGCCAAGCACGACAGAGGCCTTGGACAGGCCTTCGAATACACGCTTTGCGGTTTCTCCCTCAATAGCCGTGCCCTTGGCCGCGGCAGTGAATTTGACGTAAGCCGACGCGGTGGAATTGAATTCCAAGCCAATGCGATTCGACGCGGCGCGCAGATAATCCAGCTCTTTGGCTGCGGCGGCGATATTGCCGTCATTGGTGAAGATCAGCGTCTTTTGCAGCTTCTGCGCTGCCAGTTCGACGGGAACCAGAACGCTGGCAAGCGCTCCAACGGCGGTAACGGTCGCGCCAATGCCAAGCGCTGCTGCGCCTGCTGTCGCAGCAATAGACGACATGCCGCTGCTCAGCGAAGCCGCGCCATTCGCAGCGCTTCCCAGTCCAGAGCCAGCAGAGCTCCCGGCATACCCGACGCCTTTCAGCGCCTCGGTCGCCTTTGTTGCGCCAGCCTCAGCACGAGCGCCCGCAGCGGCGATTCGCTCCAGTTCGGATGCGGCGCGTTCGGTGCCATCGGTCTTGGCGACAATCGAAAGTGTTGCGTTGGTATCTTGGCTCATGGCGGGCGCTCAAAAAGCAAGAGCCCGCGATTGCGGGCTTTATTGGTCATTTCTCGTACATCACTTCCAGCGCCGTCGCTTCCATGACGGATATTGAGTCCAGCACGTCAAGCAACCTGTCGCGCGGGATCTTCAGCGCCCGCATGAGCATTGGCACTGCGGACAGATCAAGCCCGGTTGGGCCGTTCATTCCGTGACGCCATTGGCGGCCCATGCGCATGAAAACGCGGACGGCGTCGTGATTTTCGGGCCAGACGTCAACGTTCGTTCCTTGCAGATCGTCGAGCGTCAGGCCCATTGCTTCAAGTTCGTCGGCAGTGGGCTGGCGCTCATAAAGCGCCCGCGCTACCGCTCTCAGTTTCCCGGCCGGCCCTTGGTGATGGCTTCGAAATAGGCTTCGTAGATCGACTGCGGGGCGGCCGTGTAATTCTGGAAGAACTCTTTCAGCGCGTCTTCCGAGAATTCCTTGTCCTTCAGCGGCCAGCCGGCAACAACCTCGAGCGCAAACTGTTCAAGCGTCAGCTTGTCCTCGTGCATCATCTTGTTCAGCTCATCGCGTGTCTTGTGATGAAAGTCCAGCTCGATGCGCTCCGGTTTTTTCCCTGGCGGGATGATTTCAACGGGGAACTTGAAGATCGGATCAGGGGTAAATTTCAACATGGCATAGTCTCGTTTTTGAAGTTGGAAAATGAACTGCATCTCGTTTTTGGTGAAGAAATCCGGCCAGCAGCGCGAACGAGAAACGCGCCTTGGCATGCCTGCCAGCTGGCCGGATTGAACTGCTGCGATTAGGTCGCGTAGCGTGTCGGCTCTGCGGCGTAGCTCAGGCCGATAGAGGTGGTCATCGCGGCGTTCTGCGCGATGTTCGGCGTGCGCTGCAGCGACCAGTAAGCATTCGCAACCGTCTTGGCACCGTTTGCCGAGGTGATGCGCAGCGCATATGGGGTGCGTGTGTCATCGGCGTTTGCCACAACCGAATACCAGGCGAGCGCCGGATCATCGAACACGGTCAGCGACAGCGAGACCGCCGAACGGATGGTCGGGATTTGCTTCGCCACCACATCGTCAATAGCGGTCACGTCTGCGTACTGCAGATCGCCGCCCGATACGCTGGACGACTGGACTTGAGACAAATTCGTCCACGCGGTAATGCGGCGAATCGAGCCGATACCGGAGCCGGTCGGATAGGTGGTGGTGTTGCTGGTGTTGATGCCCTCGAACGTGATGTCGTTGGTCGCAACGGTTTTGACACGGACGATCTTTTTGTCCAGGCGGCCCCACCCGGAGGTGACTTCCAGATAGTCGCCAACCACTACCGAGTGGCCGCCAGCCAGCGTGGCGACGGCCTCCGATGCGTTGGTGATGGCAGACATCGTTACCGAGCTGCCGTAGGTCGATGCGATAGCGAAAACGCTACCTGTCGAGAGGGTAATTGCCATTTTTGGTACTCCAGAAATGCAAAAACCCGCCTCAATGGGCGGGTTTGCGTGGATTCAGAACGTGGATTTTTGGCGGTGGAAGTGGTTTGCTACGTGGTCAGATCGGCGCGGTAGTAGATCGAAACAGGCAGGACGCGATACCCATCGCCCGACATCACCGGGCCTTTGGCCGGAACGCGGTTGATGAGAACGGTAAATCCGCCTGTTGCCGTCAGCTTCGTCTGGTAGTCAAACGAGGCTTTCAGCGATTCATACAGCGCGTCACTTGCGCCTGGGCCTTGCCCGGACGGAACGCATATCGATACCTGCATCAGACCGGCATAGAGCCGATAATCCGCAGTCATTGCCGGTGTTTGCGTTTCAGCCGGCAATAAAAAAGCCCGCACGTAGCGGGCTCCTGTTGGCGTGTAGGGGACGTCCTCCCACGCAATAGGCACGGGCGGCGCTTGGGCATCAGCCCATGTTTTTAGCCGCGTTTCGAGCGCGGCGCGGATGGCGGTATCGGACAATGTCAGACTCCGTATTTGCCGTTGAATGCTGCGAGGCTAATTCGAACCATACCGGCCGGCGCTTGCTGGCTGCCCGGCTGGCCGTTTGCGCGGCCATATTCGAGCACGCCGGCGTATGGCAGGTTGTTCACGAGCCAATATTCCTTTGCCCCGCGAGAAGCGGCCACTTTGACTGCCATTTGCGCGATGGCGTTGCCGCCTGCACTTCCTGCCGGCGTCTTGTCTACAGTGTTAACGGTTCCAGTTGGGCGCGAATTTATCCCGCACTGCCAGTTGCCGCGAAACCGCCCGGTATCAACTGGCGACTTGGCAATCACGTCAGAAAACAGGTCAATCACGACCTTTTTGATAGCGGCCTCCTGCTGATCCTTCGCCGCCTCAATCGCTCTGCGCAGATCAAGCGAGAATTGCCCGTTTGCCATGGTTACTGCCTCACATGCACGTCGTACAGAACGGCGGTTCCAGCCGGTGCAACTGACGTTGACGCCTTGACCGCCCACCGCGCTGAATCGATATAGATCAAATCCCCCGGCATCGGTTGCGGCATATCGACAGCCGACAGCAATACACGCTTGTCGCCCGTCTGGATGCTGGCGTTGTTTGCCATCTCATAGCCGGAGTAATCCAGCAGCACAGCTGGGCCGAAGGTGTCGGCAATCGTCACGGATGCTGTTCCGGTTGCCGGGTCATAGCTGCCAGGCTGTTGCCGTCGCAGCATGACTTGTTGCCCGAACTCAGCGAGCAATCCAGCCGCGTCGGCCTGCAGATCGGTATAGAAGCTCATGCCCGGCTCACTTCGGCAGCAAAGCGCGACTGCATCAAGCCAGACAGCCAGTCGTCAGCTGCAGGGTAGCGCTTGCGGCCACCATTGCGCGGTGCGGCATAGCTGATGCTGATCGGCCCAACGGTTTTCGATGCGACAGACTGCGAGTCAACGGCGGATGTCAGCGACTCCGACAGGGCGACCAGCGCCAGTTCTGCGCATGCATATTGCAGTTGGCGCGGGATGGCGTTCGTCGCAAGTAGATAGTCATTGATCCGCACGCCAATACGCGGCCATGCCAGCGACTGTGTCGCGCTAGACGGGCATCCGCTGAAACAATAATTGCCGTCTATATAGCTGGTCGCCTTGCGTAGCGCGGCCTCCTTGCTGGCAGTGGCCGCGCTCGCCCATGCGGCATTGGCTCGATTGGCGTGGTAGGTGTCGGCGTCAGCGACGGATGTGTAGCTCTCCGCGTCGCTCGCGCCTGTTCCGGTTTCGGTGATGAGCGCCATAGGTGGGCCTCACGGTAGGAAAGCAAAACACGCCGCATCTGTCGCGGAGACGCTAGACGTAATCGTCATGACTTTGCCGGCCTGAATTGTGTCGGTCGCAAATCCGCCCTGATAGATGTTTGCTGGCATGGTTTATTCCTGTTTAGTTTGCTCTTGCGTCTTGCGGCTGCGCTTTGGCTTGTCTTCGACTTGTTCGGTTCCGCCGAACAACTGGTGCTTTTCGGGATCGAAATCATCTTTGTTGATGACGACGTGGTCGCCTTGGCCTTCGCCCCACGGTTTGACTTTAATGGTCTCGTTCATGCGATTGCTCCAAATGGCAAGAGGGGCCGAAGCCCCTCTTTAGTCATTACGCCCCTATCAACAGCCCAGCATGGCGCGGAGCAACCATTTTGACGCCCCACGCGGCGTTAATTTCATACCGGTTTTGACGTTTCTGACGGTAAATGCAGAACTCGTAGGTCAGGCCAGATACCGGATCGGTGACCAGCATCACATCATCCGCCGCGTCGCCACCATCCGGCATGGCCGGCGCACGGGTCGCCAGCTGGATCGCGGATCGGTGGAAGAACATATTGCGAGTGGTCGCGCCGATGACGGTAATGTTGGTTGCCGCTGTGGCAATGGCCTTGCGCAGCCCAGGCTCAGCAATAGTGATGGTGCCGCCGTTCGCCACGTTGGTGTCGCCAGACACAACGACGTATTTCTCGTTGTCGCCGGCAAAGGTGATGATGTCGCCCTCGATGATGGTGCCAGTGCCGGCCGATGCCAGGGTGATGGTGGTCGCACCAATCGCGTACCCGGTAGCATCGGTGGTTGCATTCGCACCGGTGCCCACGGCAACGGCGGTTTTGACCTGGCCCGAACTGTGCAGATCGAAGCCCTGAACATTGTCCAGCGCGCCACGGCGCAGCAGGTTGTCAGTGCCGGACTCGTTGACCTTGAACAGTCCCGATTGCTTGCCGCGAATGTTGGCAACGGCGGTCGAGCCAAGCACCATATGCAGATCGGATTGCGGCGTCCCGTTGTCGTCCAGAATCTTGCGAGCCTGGGCGAAGTCCGACAGGTCGCCAGCGGTGCCGAACGGCGTTGCGTTGTATGTGCCGTAGGCGCGGGATGCGGCGATATGCAGCGCGGCCAGATCGGATTCGATCTCGTTAGTCAGTGTGCGGATGGCTTGGGCGATGCGGTCACGGTTGACGGTTGCCAGCGTGCCGGCCGACTTCAGGCCGACGGTTTCCTCGCCGGTAATACCGAACGGAACCGAACGGGCCTTGGTGATGACCATGTCCACATAGTTGATGGTCTGGTTCGGAGTGTCTGCTGCGTAAGCTGCAGGCGACAAATTTTCGGCCGCCATTGCGCCAACGACTGGCGAGCGGACAGTCTGATTGACCGCTGCACGCTCTGCGTTGCTGTCTTTCGATACGGCGGGGATAAAGCCGACCAGCTCACGCGATACAACATCCATCGCCTCGTAAATGGTCGGGATCAGGCCAGTGAGTGTCAAAGTACCCATTGTTTTTGCGTCCTATAAATGCAAAAAGCCCGCTCAATGGCGGGCTTCTCTTGATTGGTTTGTTGCGGCGGTCGTTAGGTGACCTTGCCGCCTGATTTGATGTACGTTGCTTTTTCCATCGGGCCGAGTTGATCGAACGCCGCGCGCGACATGGACTTGCCGCCCGCATTGCTTCCGCCGCCCTGACTTCCACCGCCAGATTGAGCCGGGAACCAATGAGGTGCCTTGTCTCGCATGTCGCCGTACCACTCTTTGAGGGTCAGCGGTTTTCCGTCTTTGCCGAACATGCCGTCCTTGGCTGCTACGTTGCCGTCGTCGTCAATGCCAAACGCGGTTTGTGCGCGGAATATGGCGTCGTCAATGGCGGAACGATGCAGGCCGGCGGCTTCCGCTTCGGCCCGGATATGGTTTTCCAACACGCGGGCAGTGAACTTCTGCGCACGCGCTTCTGCTGCGGCCACCTTGTCGGCTGCCGCTTTCAATTCCTTGTCGAACCCTGCTTTCATGCGCTCGGTGCGCTTGTTCAACACCTCGTCGATCTTCCCGCCAGCAATCAGCTTGGCTTCTTCGTCGTCGGAAAAACGCTGCAGGATGTTGCGCACTGCGCCAGCGTCGATACCGTCAAACTCCTTCAGCTTCTCGCTCGACTCTTTGAGCTTCCCGAGCAGTTCGCTGTTTTTGGATTTCAGGCCGCCGATGGCGTTGTTGACTGCGGAGTCAATCAACGCCTGAACCTCTGGCGTGATGGTCTGGCCACCGGACGAACCGGAGCCGCCAGCGTCGCCATCGCCTGCAGCCTGGTTGAAGTACGTGCGGAATTGATTACGGAATTTCATGCTGGAAAACCCCTTGGGTGATTGCTGGGCTTGGCCCGGAAATGAAAAAGCCCCGGCTTGACCGGGGCGGGATGAAACTGGAATGCGGAAATGAAAAAGGCCCGATCTTGGCGGGCCTCTCTGATTGAATTTATGTGCGGCTAAGTAACGAAAACGATCTCTACGTTTCCGCGAATGGTTTCTTTTGCAACGGCATAATCGCCATCGGCTTCGATGATTTTAAGCCGGCCTTTTTCGTCTACCACCGCGCAAACAACTTCTCCGGCGTCAGAATCGGCAGAAAAACAGCGTTCAACCTTCTTGCCGTCCAGATACACAAATGCGCGTCTTGGGGTGTAATCTGGGCTGTTTTTATCGGATGAAATTCGCATTACGAGAATCCTGAAAAGACAAAGGCCCGCCGAAGCGAGCCTTTGAATTTGAATTACCTGACGATTACCACGTCGTAACCTTGCCCTTCGCCATGCAATACAAGCAATACCGAACCCTGCGCGGCTTGATGTTCATGTCGGCAGCGCCTTGTTAGGGGTCAGCAGTTCATGCAGCAGGTTTGCCGCTTCTTGCAGCGCCCGGTGTCGCCCAAGTTTCTCGGCTGCGTCCTTGTGGGCTTTCAGTTCCGCTTCACCGAAAATACCCTTCTCGGTCTTCGCTTCCCACCCCAAGCATTCGTCACGGCGGCACAAACCAATGTAGTCGCAGTAGGCGTTGTCAGCGCGGGCCTGTAGCCGGTCGAGAAAACCCCTAACATTTACGTCAACCGGACCTTGCGCAATAGGCGTCGTCATTTCGTTGTCTCCTGTGCCGGCGCAAGGCCGGTTACGTTAGCGTTAGGTTTCACAACAGCCCCTCCTGCACAGGCTGTCGCGTTTCTTTGGATTGCGGTAAACTTGCGCGGTTCGTGGGCGCTCGATTGGCTTTTGTCAGTTGGGCGCTTTTTCATTTTGCGGCCTCCCCGTTCAGCAAGGCGGCAATGTCGGCAACGCGCCACATCAGGCGATTGCCGATTTTCACCGGGCGAATGCCGAAGCACTCACCCTGCAAGCAATAGTTTTTACGGATGGTCTGACTTGCGCGGGCGGTTGCCTTGGCAAATTCAGCGGTAGTGACAAGGTCGCGGCCTTGGGTGGTGGCTGCCAGTGCGGCAGGTATGGTATTGGTGTGCATGTTTTGCGCTCCATATAATCCCGCTTGCGCGGTAATAATCCCGCTTGCGCGGTATGGAACGAATATCAACATACCGATTTCACGGCCTCGCTAACCCGTGATTTTTTGATTCAACTTCTTCCGTTCCTCTGCCGACACATTGCAAAATCGTTCATATCCCATGTTGTCGCCGGCCTCTGGCCCTTCAATGTAGTGCCCGATTGGGGTTTGAATTCATCCATGCGGCGATTATAGCCCTGCTATGGGAACACCTGCCATTCGCCGCACAATGCGCAATACATGCCTTCTCGGTTGACGTGAAATGCCTGATTGCCACAGCCACATGTCCACGCTTCATCGCCACGGGAAACAGGCTTAGTGAAATGGCCCTTTGTCGATTTGCAATGTGGGCAATCTAGCCATGTCGTGCCAACTGGAGCAACGCCAGCCCACTCATGATCGCATTGCATGCACCGGCAACATCCGGACATGTGCGGTTGATTCGCCTCTCGATAGGCTGACAGGCTAATAACGCTCATATCCCGGCCCTCTTGAATGCTTCTGCATCCCGCTTGCGCAGTTCGTCGAGCGTGTATTCACGCCCGGAGTTGTTGACGAACGAAGTCAGCGGCATTTTGCCATCGCGGAACAATCGTCCACGGGTTGCGCCTAGCACTTCATCTTGAAACGCTGCCGGCTTTTTTGACAGCCAGTCAGCGTAATTCATATCGCCCGGCACTTGACCATCCATGCTGGCACGGGTGCCGGCGTCTTTCTCTGGCAGATCAATGCCCATCTCTTGCCAGCTCTTAGTGACTGGCGATATCGACGAGCGGCAGCGGATATGAGCGGGTGGGCGAGGGCCTGAATCAACAGGGTAGATTTTCCCGTCACGAGCTCTGCAAACGGGAGTTGTGCGACTGTCCAAAGTGGCGATCCACTTCACACCCTTGATGATGTCTGTATTCGCCTCAATGAAATGCTGGCGCGAGTAGTTGGCAGTGTGTGCCACGCTGGTGCGGACAATCGCCTCGGCATCGCGCCGGCTGATATCGAGCAGCCCGTCAGCGTAGTTCAGCGCCCTGGTGCCGCGAATGCGGTTGATGATCTGCTGATTGGTTTCGCCTTCAACGTAGCCGATGCGGATAGCGTCGCGGACCTTGGCTGCTCTCGATTCTTCCAGTCCTTCCAGCCACTCGCGCAACAGTCGTCCTTGAAACGGACGCGCCATGGCTGCGGCATAGACCTGCTTCGGCGGAACGCTGGCAATCGACACCTGTACCGGCAACATGCTGCTGAACAGCTGATGCTGATAGCCGACTTCGTATTCGGTCAGCGATTTCAACTCGCCGGCCAGTTCCTTGCCGATGGATTCATATGCCTGCGCATTCAGCGCACGAACCGATTCAAGCAATTTTTCCAGCCGCTGAACCGTGAACGTCTGGCCTTCCATGTCGTCCAGAACAGACTGGAGTTGCGCGAACAGATCGGAGTCAACGCGATTCAGCAGCGCAATAATTCGCCGCACTACGCCGTTGCTGTAGTGCTCGATATCGATCTGGTGGCTGATAGCAGCGTCAAGCAGCTGCGCGTTGACCGTTTGCATCTGTCATTGTCCCGAGTGCTGGCGCTTGCATCTGCAGACGCTCGCGCTCGGTTTCCCAATCGTAATCGTCAGCAATAGCGCCACGTCGCTGCAGTTCGTTGAACAGCGTTTCGTCGCTGATCTTGCCGGCAAGATTGGCTTTCAGCAGCACATCAAGCGATTCCGGCGGCGCCAAGGCCAGATCGAGATCAGCGCCAACCTTGATATTTCCGCCATCTGCTTCGCCAATCCATTTGGCGAACAGTGCCAGCGTTTGATCCAGCGCATCTTCGAGTTTTTTTGCCATATTCGCCAGCGGGGCAACCAGTCGGCTTGCTTCGTCGCGCGCCTGGCTCTCTGTCAGACTAATTTCGGTACGCTTGAGCAACTGAGCACCGGCTTGGCGCATCTGCTCTTCAAGGTCTTTAAGACTATTGCGCCCAGCTTCGATGCTGTTGCCGGAGTGCTCCACGTATTTCATATCCGAGCCGAGCGGTAGCTTGGTTGCCGTGCTCGCGCCGATCTTGAGTTTGAACGTGTCATCCTCAACGCCGATGATAGTCAGCACCGGCACGCGGGCAACATGCAGAATCGTCTGCTGGTCGCTCTTGCTTTGCCAGTGCTCAATATTCAGGTGCATCAGGTCGCGCAGCTTCGGCTTGGCTATAACGACATGGTCATCATCACCGAACACGACAGGCACATAGGGGATCACATCCAGCGACATCGTGCCGGACTGGTGCATCACCCATTCGCCCTTGTCATTCTGGCGGTGAATCTCGAACCGGCCCGGCCACAATGCGCGAATCTGCTTGATGGATTTCGTGTTGAAATCGCCGTCTGGCTCTTCGGCTGTCTCGTAAAAGCGCAGATGCTCAATGGCCCCGCTCTTGCCAATGCGCCAATTGATGATGGCGTCAGGCTCGATCAGTACCGCATACGGTCTGGCATTGGCTGCCACGATATCGGCCTGAGTGGTCGCGCCTTCAACGTACGGCATATCAACCAGAATGCCGGCAGAGCCAGCGGCCAGCGCACAGGAGAACACTTCCATCGCGAAGCGGTCAACGCTGCGGCCTTGTCCGTCAAACTCTGGCAGGATCGCCGCGACTTTCGGCGGCACATTGTCTTGTGGGATAAGCGGCGCGCGGAACACGCGCCCCGTCATGTTGGCGACGGTTTCGGAAAACGCCGGCAGCAAGGTTGCACAGGCAAGGCGCTTGTCGTGGCTGTCCTTTTCCTCGTTCGGCCAGCGCGGCAGATACAGCTCGCCCTTCTCGCGCATCTCCAGCGTGCCGCCGATAAGCGCATCGGCCATTGCCCAATAGGGAGATAGCTCCGACACTTCCGGGTGTGTTTTGGTGATGGCTTGTTGCTGCATAGGGTTTGCTCTAGATCGGCAGGCTTTCTGCCGTTGCGGTGCGCTTGACGATGGGGTAGCGATTGGCGATGAAATAACCGCCAGCGTCGTTCACGTGGTCATGCCCGGTTGCTTTGTCCGGGTTGCCGTTGGCGTCGTAGGGTTGCTGTTCCAGTGCCTCGGTAAATACCGGGCACAGGTAGGTGTTGACTTTCGCCCTGCGCGATCCTGAGTCATTCAGGAACATGGCGTTCATGGCGTTGATGCGGTCTTTCACCGCCGGATTCGTGCTGCCCACGCGAACACTGAAGCCGGCCTTCCTGAGAATCGACAGATCAGACTCGCTGGCGCTCTTGCTGCTGGTGTTCTGCCCGCTGGCATCGGGGTAAACCGTTACCGCGTGGCCGGCATCGACGTAGCGCGCCTTCAGCGTGGCGCACATCTCCGGCGTGTCTCGCACGTTCACATGCTCGCTGATGGCGATGGGAAAGCCGTCACGGATAACCCAGACGACAGCCGCCATTTTCAGCACGTTGAAGTCCATCCCGACATGCACAGGCTCATTCGGCTGTAGCGTTGCGTCAGAGTGGTTCAGTGTGCGGTTAAAGCCGGCGTAAACCGTGCCTGCCGTCAGGTTTACGAATTGCCCTTCAAGATACGCATCAATCAACTGCGGCGGGTAACTGGCCCTCAGGCTGTCAACGTAATCATCCGGCAGAAACGGATTGGTGGTGGTTGCGGCCTGCACCATCTCATAGCCCGCCCTCGGGTTGCGCTTCCATGTCTCGTAGACAAAGCGGAACCCTTCCGGCGTGGTGTAAACGCTGACTCTGTTAAATGGCTTGATGATTCCGGCCGGCTTCTGCCGGTTACGAGCAATGATCTTGCGCCACGCCTCGGCTGCATGGTCGCGCCGCAGCGTGTCCAGTTCGTCAACATGGGCGCGGTAGCTCTCATAGCCGATAATCCGCGCCGGGTTGTCCAGCGTGCGCATAACGAAGTCGCCGCACTGGCTGGAGCTTGTGTAAATGATGTTTTCTTGCTTGTTGTATTTGTGCCTGATGCCAAGATCGGATAGCTTGTCCTGCATGCGCGGGGCAAGGATCAATCGCACCAAGTCATAGGTCGGTTCGTACAAGGCCACAAGCGAATCGGACGAATCCAGAGCATCGCGAATGGCGCAATTGGCTAGGGTTTCGGTTTTCCCGGTTCCAAATCCGCCAACAAAAGCCGGATATTTTGCCTGCGTCAAAAAAAACCGAGCCTGTGGCTCGGTCATTGTCATTTCAACGCGCTTGCCCATTCGATCCAATCACGCGTATGTCTATGCCGACGACAGGCTCATTTCTGTTGTTGTTATCAGCCTCTCGCTCCGCACGATCTATTTCTATCCGCTTCAGTCTCGCATCTAGATCGGCACTTATCAGCGACGATCTCCTTGACTCCAGAGACTCGATTCGAGCAGTCAG